TCTTCACACTTCTGGCTTGAAAATAAAAAACTCAAGGTTCTTGTTGCTCAAACAAAAATAGATCTTGAAATTGCTTCAAAGTTTTTTGTAGAAGAGTTTAATGAAAAACAAGATAATGAACAACAGGCAAAAGATGATTTTATAAAATTTTTGTCAGAATCTCGTGACTGGTCATATACCTACATAGAGGATGTTCAGAGTACGATTGGTAAGTTTATTAAAGATATTGAGCCAGAAATAAAATATTTTGACGAGTATGGGGTTGTTGGCTCAGCGTATCCTCACTACTATTCAATGAAGAAGATCTCTTCTGCCTATAAAGAACTAAAGGGGCTTCTTCCTGAAGACTATGGTAAACTAGAGTAGTGATAGAATTAAAAAATCCTAAAGATTTGCCTTACGCTGGCTATCAAGTCTGCGAAGTAAAAGACTGCAAAGAACAGTCTGAAAAAATTTGGGCATCTTCAGAAATAAGAATAATAGATTTATGCTTAAAGCATTACGATCAATTGAGAAATGAAAGGTATACACCATGAAAGATATTATATTATCAATACTAACAGGTTTTGGGTGTGGCGTAGTATTTGCTGCATTCAAATTGCCAGTACCAGCACCACCAGTTTTTGCGGGAGTCGCAGGAATTATTGGTCTATGGATTGGTTTTACAGTACTAACAAAATTCATATCCTAGGAGGAATAAAATGAATACAGAACAACTAAAGGCAATGCTAGCATCATACGGAAGATCCGTTCTTGGTGCAGCCATCGCTCTATATATGTCTGGGGTTACAGATCCTAAGACACTTGCATACGCACTAATTGCTGCAATCGCACCTGTTGCATTGAGAGCAATCAACCCTAACGATTCTGCTTTTGGAAGACTACCAGAAGTACCAGAAGTCGAAAAGGCATTGAAGGCAGCGGGACTTAGGGTAACACCTAAGAAGTCTCCAGCAAAGAAAGCAGCAGCAAAGAAGTAACTAATTAGATTAGCAGGCTAGGGTAGTTGACTAGCCTGTTTTTCTATGCTATAATTAAGGTACCTGCCCGATAGGGGGGTAAATTAACTTATTCGCTTGAAAGGGGAATAACATGGTAACAACAACCTTGGATCTATTTAATGATCCTTTTTTTATTGGCTTCAACAGAGAGTTGAGTCGCCTAAATACAGCACATAAAACAAATTCACAATCATATCCACCCTACGATCTTCTAAAACTAGATGAAGATACATATCAGATCTCATTGGCTATTGCTGGATTTTCCAGGGAAGACATTGATGTCTCAGTAGACAATGGAACTCTTATTATTAAGGGTGAGATTGTAGAAGTAACAGACGCTGAAGTAGTTCACAAGGGTATCGCTGGTCGTAAATTTGTACGATCATTTGCTCTTGGAGAATATATGGAAGTTACTTCTGCAGAACTAAAGGACGGCATGCTACATGTTCATGTAGTTCGCATTGTTCCTGAAGATAAAAAGCCTAAGACAATCAAAATCAAGTAGTCACTAGTCCTGAGTATGACTAAAACTGCTCACTATTCATCTAAAGTTAACTTTTAGTTTACCAATTATAACAAAAATTTACATTCAGATCAGATATACTATAAGTATGAAATTTAAATTCATTGCTTTACCAATAGCATTAGCCATATTTGCTAATGCTTTTTTTATTACTCCTTCACATGCTGATAACCTTCAAGGTGCTGGATCCACATTTGCTGCTAACTTTATAGACAGATGCAGGGTCGAATTTATGAAATCAACAGGAGATTCTGTTGTATATGGAGCATCTGGCTCAGGTGCTGGAAAGAATATGTTTACAAATGGAATAACAGACTTTGCTATGTCAGATGTTCCTTATTCAGGATCAGAACAAAAACCATCAAAAGAGTTCACCTATGTACCATTAGTTGCAGGGCCAATTGGAATTATATACAAACTTGATGAATATAAGATTACTATTAAGATGAGCAGAGATACACTTGCTAAAGTTTTTGCGGGACAAATAACAATGTGGAACGATCCACAAATACTAAAAGAAAACATGATAGGAGCAAGACTACCTAAGATACCAGCAACAAAGATTAGAGTTGTATACCGTGTTGATGGTTCTGGAACTTCAGAAGTTTTTACTTCATATTTAAATGCAGTTGCTCCAGCAATCTGGACAAAGCCAGGCAACAAAAACTTTGGTACTGCATTCCCTGGAGACATATCTAGGCAGTATATGAACAGTGCTTCTGGATCACATGGAATTGCAATGGTACAAGGAACAACAAATGGATCTATTGGATATAACGAGATATCATATGCAAGAGGATTAAAAACAGTCTCTGTTGAGAATGAGGCTGGAAGGTTTATGCAGCCAACAGTAGGCGCAGCCTCAGTATTCCTTGGAGACTTTGTTCCAGATAAAAGCGGGGTAGTTAAGATTAACTATAAGAACCCTAATAAACTATCTTATAACATATCTACTTTTACATATGGAATAGCATATAAAGAGAAAAACTCAAAGAATGATTCAGTTAAAAAGTTCTTTAACTTCATGCTTGATACCTGTGGCAAGAAGGCTGAGGACTTGGGATACTCCCCAATCAGGAGCGCTATGCTTAAGTTCTCAAAGGCAAGAGTAGCAGAAATAAGTTCAAAACCGTAGTATAATAGACACTATTCCGCTTAAGACTTTAAAAGGTTTTGCAACGGATGCTTCCTTGATGGAAGAGTTGGCAGGAGTTGAACCTTCGTGGCTAATAGACCTGAGCAGTCGTCTCTAAACTGCTCTTTTCTTATGCTATAATTATTAGATGATAAAAGAGGGCGACTTTGTTATGGGCATGACATCAGAAGGCATGATTCATGGCATGGTAGAGCATATTATGAGTGAAGGTGGCACCTATGGTGTTCCTGGAACAGAGTATGCAATTGAGTCAATGCCACCAGAAAACCCAGCAATGGCTGTTAGAATTTATGAAGAAGAAGACGGTACATGGGAACCAACAGCATACAGTATTGGAATGATGTACAAGGATGCTGAAGTTATTGATATAAACAATCACAGCATGAAAGAAGAAGGTATGGATTCAGAAGTCGCAATGGCAATGTTTGATTCTCAATTGGGCAAAGCAGAAAATCCAATTATGCCAACAGAGACCTACCAAGGTAAAGAGTATGATGGTTGCGGATGCCCAACATGTAAAGAGTTAAATGTAAACTGTGAGAACTGTCCTGTTTGTCAGGCAGAAGAAATGAAGAGCGATTGCTGTTCAGATCTAAACAAGCAAGCACCTTGTTGGGATGGTTATGTACAGCGTGGAATGAAGCCAGGAGCAGACGGTAAGCCAGTTCCTAACTGTGTTCCTGCTGCAAAGGCTTTGTTTGCTGATTTTGGCAAGGACTACACAAAGGTACAAACAGAGAGACACTCACTATAATGCCAAAGAAAAAAGCAGCAGCGTTTAATCCAGTACAGATAAAAGATGGATGGATTGTTAGACTATATAAAGATGGTCGAATTAAGTCTAAGATCGCTCCATACGAACCAAAACATCCTAAAAAGTAGAGTACCCCTGGCAGGAATCGAACCTGCGACGCTTGGCTTAGAAGTCCAACGTTCTGTCCACTGAACTACAGAGGTGTGGTACACCAGGTAGGACTTGAACCTACGATAGCCGAATTATGAGTTCGGTGCCTTAACCAACTTGGCTACTGGTGCTAGACCTTATCTTGCTAATAGACCAACCAAGAACCCAACCATAAACATTGACATACCAATTACCCAGTGATAAGATTTAATTAACTGATCTTGAATAATTTGATACTTAATATTATCTGGAACAAAAACAAATTCATCATCGCCCATGTCAATCTTATATTTACTATTCACCTTGGTTAACTCCTTTTGTCATAACTAAATAACATACTACATACCCTGCAATAAAAGCAGGAATTATAAATAAATAACTTATCATTGATATACTCCGTTCTCATTAATCACGATTGCCATCCCAGTCACCAATCTTAGTAGTAGGAATTCCATAGTTTTCCCATAACTTAATAACACTAGGGTTATCATCTACTGCATGAAAAACATTCCAATGCTTCTTAATCTTAAGTAGAATATCTTTTTTAACTTCATAGTCTGGTCTGTTGTCATCATCACTACGCATATATAATGCGTGATGTCCAATATCGTTCTTGGCAAGCCAATAAGATGTTAGTCCACGCCAAACTTCTTTTCGTGAGGTAACAATAATAATATGCATCTGATCAAAGAATGCCTCATTAAGCATTTGGACTACTTCAAAATTTGGCAGGGCATCTATAGAAGCCTCATGAAAAGCCTCATAGTCCCTATTAGAGCCACGAACATGGTGGATGTATGGATCTACATTGGCTAGCGTTCCATCTACATCGAATATTACTGCTAAGGGTTTCACTCGTGCTCCTTCATATGTTTAGATAAACTTTCATTAGCCATGATTCCCCATCTTAGTATCCATTCTTTTTTGCATACTGGACAAGTTAAAGACCTGTTGTGTTTTGTTTGATCCATAGTTCTATTCTACTCCTAAGAAGTTTGAAAGTCAAACGCTTCCAGACATAGACTCGAACTATGATTCACGGCTTCAAAGGCCGTTGTCCTGCCATTGGACGATCTGGAATTAGTAGCCCTACAGAGAATTGAACTCTGCCCACCAAGATGAAAGCCTGGTATCCTAACCACTAGACGATAGGGCCGTGGAGCGAGTGACCAGAATCGAACTGGCACAATCAACTTGGAAGGATGATGCACTACCATTATGCAACACTCGCTTGTTTATTCAGTATAACAGATTACTTGTTCTTATGTCTTTTACAAACAGGATATCTAGAAGCATCTGCACCTCTAAGAATAGGTCCACATATTTCACATTTAAGTTTAAGTTTAAATTCATAGTTATCTATCTTATTAGACAACTCAAACATTGCTCGTACTTGTTCTTCTTTCATTCTTTATCCCAGTAGGCTTTCCCAAACTCATCATAGTCATCCCAACCAGCACCGTTTAAGTCTTTGCTTAATCCTTCTATGTCAAGTAAATAATATGTTCCCCAACGCTCATAAGGCTTATTAAGGATCTTCCACATTTTTGCGTGGTACTTAAATCTAAAGCCAAGGTTATCATCTTCATCATAATTAAATGCTTTAACTAAATGATTACCAGCGTATTCACCAAGAAAATTTCCAATCCATCGTAATGGAAGTACTTTAGTCTTTTCAATCTTTGTTGTGTGTTTCATCTTTAGGCACCCACACTTTCTTTCCATCTTTCCATACAGGCCAATAGCCAAGGCTACGCCAGTCCATTTGAGTTATCTTAGGTTCTTTTGGCATAAGCACACCAAATTCTACCATCAGTCATTGTTTGATGCGTCTCCCAAAACAAAGGATCTTTTTGATGCATCTCACACTTGACGCATTCATTTTTATTCAAAGTCTACCTGAGTTTCAAAATGTCTAGTCATATAGTTATCTTTACCTCTTGCTATATGTGCAGCAGCAAGACGCATACCTAATGCATTAGTTACACCAGACTCAATTGGCAAGGCTTCAATTTCCCTTGCTATTTCTTCTCTTAATGACATTTCATCTATGCTCATGTTAGGCAATCAATACTTGTAATGGTCATGTATGGTTCTTCTCGCATGGCAATTGCTCTAGCCTCTTCTTCCGTGGCAGCCATAATGTCCAAATGAAAGGATCTATCGTAGTCTAATAGTGATACTGTGTATACGTTCATATATCAATTATACACCCACCACCCCTTGAATGTCAAATATGATGATATAATAATCTTATGCCAACACCACCAAATTATCAAGGCGCATACAACAACGGCGCAGATTACGCTATAGGAGATATTATTCTTGCTGATGGTAACCCATACGGTATAGCAGGAGCATATTATATTAGAAGCGGTAATCCAAACAACCCAGGGTATCCACCAGGAGACACAGGATCATGGAGCATATACAGCATGCCTAAAGGTATAGACGGCGCAGGATCAATTACTGGTTCGGGCGAAATCGCTTAATACGCTTTTAAAGTTCGGCGCAAAATAGAGGTTCTATAAACCTTCCCATGCCCTACACGGGCACTATTGGTTAGTATCCATACTCTTATCCCATAGGACAAAACACTTAGTACATTGAATACCTTCTTCACGCATGTACCAAGTATGCTGACATTCTTTTTTGTTAACTGTTTTAACTTTTTTCTTCTTGGTCTTTGGGCTGCCTAATCCTTTAGCCTTCAACTGTTGCCTAAATGTACCATCTGGATCATGAACATGACATAGGCTGGCAGTTCTAAAGTTTTCTACTTTGTTCCAACACCTTGTTCCTCTGTTGGTAGTAGCAGTGCAGTTTCTTGTTTTAATATCCACCAAGGCACTCATTTCTTGTATGATAAAGACGGATCTTAGTTAAAAGTTTGCGGGTATTGGCATTAATAAGTTCTCCACAAGCACCACAGTTCATATCCCATTCACCAGAGAAGAAGTCATATCTGGCACCATACTTTTGTTTAGCATATTTGGCTATGCGAAAGGCAGTAAATGGGTCTGGGATTTCCATGTTCGTAATCATAGTTTGGCTACAAGGTCAGCAGCCATCTTAAGACCTTTTACAACTCCATCATGATAGTCTTGGTTCTTAATGACTTTAACCCTATCCCAAACATCATAAGACTCTTGCTTTAATCTATCTGATATTTGCATTTTTAATACCATCTCGTCTATGTCCATAGATCAAGTATATCCAATTTTGGCGGGGAAGTCAAGTATAATAGACCTATGAACGAAGCCATCCTATATATACTATACAGCCCCATACATAAGGCTGTCAAGATAGGGATATCAGATATATCAGGTAAGAGGTTTGCTAGTCATAGGACCAAGGGTTGGATATTAGTCTCATATTGGCATTTTTTCGAACGGGATAAGGCAAGAGCCATAGAATCCCTAGTAATACAAACACTAAAGAAGAAACATGGGTCATACCTACATAAGGAGGATATGCCACAAGGGGGCTATACAGAGACATTTGATGCAAGTAAGGTTACTAAGAGAGGTTTGATCCGTATGGTCAATAAGGCTATTAAGAGTGTTTGATACCCTGGCATTTTGGACATTGCTTCGTAATCTCTTTTGTACCATAGGCTACTTGATACATACCCCCACAGTTAAAGCATAGGACATCTAACATGTCATATCATCATCCATAGCACCACACAGAGTACAGGTTACTTGACCATCAAGGTCTAGTTCATATTTGCAGTCATGTGTCATTTAAAGAAGTCTATTCCTATATACCATCTAAAGAGATACAAACCAATTTCCCATTCGTGTTTGATCGGATAGCCCCAGTTATGGAGATATACTCCAAGAGAATAATTAGCGGTCATCTTGCCATAGTGGAGTTTCATATATACATCATATCATAGAAGTTATCCACAGGTTTAGACATAGTCTGGATGGTCTAATGGAGTAGGTGCTGTGATAAGACATTTACATTCCATACATTGGGCATCATCCAATAAATACCCTGCGATTTCATAGGTTTGTGGATCAAACTCTACAGTTAACCTTAAGAGTGTTGAGTGACAACAAGGACATACAGGTGTAGGGATACCTCTGATATCTATCATGGTTATCCAGCCATACGGATTTGTTGAAGATAGGCCATGTAGTTGAGAAAGATGAATAGGCCTAGCATTATGATTAGGAAAGGTTTCATATATCCATCATATCACAGACAGGGGGAAATGTCCAATGTATCGTAATGTTTATATACCGTGGTTTTTTAAAGTTATCCACAGGCTATAGAACATATCTATTACATATGTTTGGTAGTTATCCACAGGCTAAACGATAATTTGTATACCAGGAATTAGTGGTTTAGCATAGTTATCCACAGGTTTATCCACAGATTAATCTTACTGATAATATATTTAGACATTCTAGAAGTGGAGTGAAGTGGAGGATAGTGGAGTATAGAGCATTTTCAAGAAGGGCGTCGTAATCTTTAACGGCCAAACCTCCTATCTACAAAACCTCCTATCCCCCTTTGCCCCTTATACCACAAACCTTTCTATTTGTCAAACCTTACAAGACATGGGCATTATATACCATGAAACATGGTTTGTCAAGCCCAATTATTGTGCAAAACCTCATATAAAATTTGTACGAATTTGTGGATAAAATCAAATAAAATTAAATAAATGTTTTAAATGTTTTATAAAAGAATCAAAAAGTTATTGTTTTATATATGGTGGTTTTACTATAGGGATTTGGTATCAGATGATCCTCTGTCCCCTGGGATTTTGGGCTGGTACGGGGAAGAAAAATGCTCCTTCGTAATGTCGTGGCGAGATTGTACCACCTCCCACTGACATGCCTGGTACGGGGAAAAAATTCCGTCCTTCGTAATGTCTTCTAGTATTATTAAACTTGCCGATGGCGGGGGATAGAAAAGACTATGCAAAATACCCTAGGTATAACATCAAACAACTATACCACAGTATGGGTTGATTTGACAAATTGGGATATGTTTGATATAAGGGTTTGATATATAAGGTTTGATATGCTAGGTACGGGGAAAAGAAATGGCTCTTCGTAATAGAGGTTTGAAAAACCTAGGTTTGGGGAAAAGAATTGATCCTTCGTAATAAAGGTTTGAGAAAACCTATGACTGATATGTCTGGTTTGATATAATTTGTCGATGAAATCTGGGGGGCCAGATGACTGATAAACTTATTGCTCTTCTTCTATCTCTCCATTATCAACCTTGCGACCATACCCAAATGTAAGGATAGCCCCAAGTGACTGATCTTCTAGAGCGTCAACTTCTTCTTCTGTGATACTTAGTAGTTTAAAAAACATCTGAGTAGTCTCTTCAATGTATTGTTCACCAAGGTCTGTAACCTCAGACACCAAACCATTTGCGTGACAGTATGCCAAAGGCAGACCAATGTCATTGTATTCTATAAACGCAGCAAAATCTTTGTCTGCCTTAAACTCTAGCCATAGTTGTGCTAGCATCCCTGCTTTATCTGCGAACTCCATTGTTGGGTCCTTTCATCTCTAGCATAAGTTTATCATACTCTTCCATTGCTGTCAAACTCAAAACCTCAAAGCGGTGGTAATTTATTAGTGGTAGATTTCTTACCATGTAATAACCTACTCTTTCTAAATCAACCGCAAAATCTTGGGTCAGGAGTTTTCCTATCTGCTCTGCTAATCTTGTTTCTTTGTTGGCGGTTGCCGTTCGTCTGATTGAATAAGCCATAGTTATCTCCTCTCTTTCATTGTACCAAAAAAGTAGGGGGAGCGCAAGCCATGCGTTAACCAGCGCTCCACCCTGTTAATCTAAGGGACCCACTCCCTAGATCTGCTCAGCCAAAACCTTTGGATGATATGCATTAATAAAATCTAGCCATGTAATAACATTTCCATTGTCATCAATAATAGTTTCTTTAGACACATCAATAATGACAGTGGTGTCACCTAAATCAAAGTTGGTACCCGCAATTGCATAAATACCAAACCCTGTCTCATCTAAAATAGAATCTTGCATTAAATAACTAATCATCATACGGTTAAAATATGCTACATCACTCCACCTAGGCTTTGAATGCTGCAGGGCCATTGCTAGGTCCCGCTGCCATTCAGTCTCACCCCAATGGCTATAGAGTACTACAGATGCTTCGTCTTCAACATCCTTGAATACAAAATGGATCCGTGCTCCCATTAGTCTTCCTCCTCCACATAGTCTAAAACAACAACTGACATCTCTGCCCAAATTTCTTTGGCCAATTCAATCTCATCTTCTTTAGTGTCACTGAACATAACAAAGTTCATATGGGCACCGCTTGGTTCGTGAATAAGTTCTACTGTATATTCGTTCATTTATTTTCCTCACATCTTGGGCAAGACTCAGGTGGTGTGCCAAAAAACTTCTTTCCGCAATTAGAGCATTTGAAGTATGGAACCGCAGTTGCTTCTTTCTCTCTAGCAATCATGTCTTTAACTGCTTGGTCGTGGTCGTATTCCTCTGTCATTTTATTTCCAATCCTACTAGGGTCATTTCTTCAAGTGTAGCACATTGTGGGCATTTATACAAGTCGTGCTCATCAAAGGCATCTCTGATAGTATTATCAGGGTCCTCAAACTCAGCACTGCAGCCCTCACAGTAAAACCAGTTATAACTAACTCGTACCTGTATATCAGTATCAGGAGGGCACGGAACCTCAGTGATGAAGTATCCTAATCTATTTACAAATCCCCAGCCATTCCAGACATAGGACCCACCATCATCTCCATCTCCATACATCCAGATATTGGCAGGGGATTGAGACTTAACAAACTCTACCTCATCACCATATGTCTCAAACATAATGCCACCTTCACCATTATCAAATGAGGCATTACTGTCTATATGATTAAGGATTGGCTTATATGTATCACACCACTCATCAAAGTCCATTTCAATAAAGTTAGTCATTCTTCTTTATCCTGTCACTAATGGCAAAAGCCAGTTGATATGTAAGGGCATATACTTCCACAAGGGCGTCCATTCTTCCTTCAGCCCGTGTTCTCTCCATAGAGAGCATTGCGTCTGAGTAGCCACCTTCACGCTCTTCAGCCTCAATCTCAGTATAATCGTTCTCTGCTTCTAGCATTAGGTTTTTAAGTTCCCCGTGTAGGATGTCAGTTCCTGACTCTCCCATATCAATTAGTTTTTGTAGTCGTGGGTCTAGTGTTGTATTCATCATTAGTCTATTGTAGCCTCTAGCACTGACAAAAAGTGGTAGCAGGCAAGAATCTGTCCAGTAGTAGAAACATCTTCTAACTCTAAGTCCTTGTACTCATCACAGTCAAGGTCATCATAGAAGCCCATTTGCTTCTGTAGTTCCTCAGAGTCTTGCTCCAAGGATAGCAGGTGTAGTCTTACATATTGCT